TGAATTACATCTTGTAAATCAAAAGAATATTTATGTTCGTCTAATGGTACATCTAGTTTACCATTCTTTTCAAACTCATTTAAGATAGCATCTGTTACTAGCATAGCTAAATCTAAATTATTTTTTTCCATAATTACCTCTTAAAAATTCTTTACCATTAATTGTGTTATAACCTATCTTTATTAATAAATCAATAGCTCTGTCATAACTTATTTTATTTTCTTTATAATCAGTTCGTATTGCCATTGCCCACTCTATTAAATATCCGCTACTGTTACACATAGCACTTATAGAGGTAGAGTATTAAGGGAGGGTAAGAACTCTACCTTTATAAATGCTACTGCTAGTTTCTTTAACCTATAACTAGCAAAATAGGTCGAGGTGTTCTTATTGTTCATCTTTTTTAATCTTATTATTCATACCCTCTAAAACTTTTTTTCTATGTTCTCTCTTATTCTCTTCAGTAAAATAATTGTTGTAATAATGGTGGTTGTTTGCTTTAGGATTACAAAATTCTAAATTATCAACATCATTATTTAAACTATCATTATCTTTATGGTTAACGTGTAAACACTCTCTTAAAAATATTTTTAATTGTTCAGGTGTTTTATTCCATTCCTCATCACTAATATTTAAACCTACAATATTACTAGGCTTTAATTCTATATGATGCAAGGCTACCAGTCTATGAACATCAACAGTTAATTGTGTTGTATTCTTATGCTTTTGATAATAGTTATGGGTAGTTTGTGCTTGTAACTCATCAATAGCTATGTTTAGTTTAGTCTGATAGTATTGTTTACCTGAGCTAATATTTTTATTACCTTTATGGTATGCGTGTTTCTTATGTTCTCTCCACGTATCTTCTTGAACTCTTTTATATTGGTTAGCATTCTTTTTCCAATTAGTTATTAAATTACCTTTATTGCCTATCTTATAACCTCTAACAACATAAGGTATTGTTATATCTTTAAATACTTCATTCATTATAAAACCCTCCTAGATATTCTTTTTAAAAAATTTATACTTAAACTAAAAGCAGTTTGTCTTTTTAGTTTTTTGTTCTCTCTCCATAAATGTATAAACTGCTTGTCTAAATCTTTATCATCAGTAAACATTGCCATTCTTATATCTCTTGGCAATTTCTTTTTATGAGCTTGAAACTCAAGTTTAAAATGACTTCTATTATTCATTATATCACCTCTCTATTTATGTTAATCCAACCCTTCTCCCTATAGACTGCTACTATATCAGTTATAGGTATACTTCCGTATTCATTAAATAAACCTAACTCTTCACCATAAGTATAGATAAGAATTACTTTTTTAATTCCTCTACCTTGTTTAGGACTTTCCGCTAGTCTACCTCTTATAGGTGTTCCTAACTGTTTACTTAAAATGATATCATTCTTTTTTAAATCTTTAATCTGCATCTTTTCACCTCTTAATTATAGTTATTGAAAATGATAAGAATAATAAAATAAATATCTTTAAAGGTGTTTCTAAGAATATCCTCAGAAGTATTTTAATTTTATTATTCTTTATCATATATTCATATTACTTTAAAAATTATATTAAATCTACTTATATCTATTATAAGTTTTTCCTATAATGCTTTTATTTTCTCCTAAGTTCTCCAAAAATTTCTTAACATATTTTACATAGGACTTGCTCAGTCTTTCCTCTGGATAGATAAAATAATTTAATAGATTATATTTATTACTCCTGATTTTTTTCATATTCTTTTTATTACCTCTTAATAATTATTCCAATTTTCTAATTTAGTTAAATGTTCAAAATGTTTATTAATAGCTTTCATTGTATACCTTGCCGATATATACCTTTTATATTCTAAATCCTCTTTAGAAAATCCATAGCTAGATTGTGACCAATACCAACACTCATAGTATAAAGACTTAAGGCAATCATTATAAACTTTTTCTATAAAAATATTTTTCTTATTTTCTTTTATTACCTTTGGAAAAGGTCTATTATTTTCTTTTGCTATCTCTAAATAATCAAAATATAAAAACTTTGGTAACTTAATTAATTTCATCTTATTAACTCTATAATTATAATTAATTCTATTATTGAGGTGCTTATTCCTAAGTAAGCTAATAATTTATAGTAATCAATAAAACCTCTGTAAGTTTTTTCTTTATTATATTGTATTAATCTTTTTTGTTCTCTCTCATTAGCTAATATTATTTTCATATCATTAGTAATATTATTATATTTCATTTTATACCTCTTTATTAATCTTTTAAAAATCCTACTATGTAATTTCTTTTACTTTTACTACACATTAGACACACTGAGCAAGTCACCGCCTTATTAACTTGATTCGGACACATTTTTATTTTATGTCCTTGCGGTGTTTCTTTTACTGGCTTAGTGCCTACAATAGTAGCAATGGGTAAATTATGCTTTTTTAATTCGTCAGCGTGTTTTAAATCATTAGCCGATAAATTTATAGTAAAGCCTTTATCATTAGCATATTTTATTTTTTGAAAATTCTCTTCTAATTGTGTTTTATGTGTATAAGTAAAACCATTTTTACCCTTGTTAGCTTTCACTAATTGCTTTAATTTATCAAAATCTATACTTTCATTATTGCCATTGTGTGCTAAGTCACCTGCCTGGTTATGACGCCATAATTGTCCAGGTGGTAGCTTTTTAATTTCTTTTAGTAAAGAATCATAATCATTATTAAAGGGCTTGTTCCATCTTTTATTTATGCCAGTCTTTACCTCTAGCCACGTCATTTTTGCTTTACCCTTTTTAGCATAGCAGATATTTTTTTCTTTTAATGGACAGCTTGAGGGACAAGTATTCTCTTCACTTGTAGTTACTGGAATATATCCAGTCTTTCTATTTTGTGATATTCTTGTAAATCTTACTTTGTCAGCTTTCATTTTTCACCTCTTAATTATGTTAATAAATCTTATCATAAGGCTATTAAAATTAATAGCCCTACAATAAAATTTATATTAAAATTCTTTTATAATATTTTCGTTTAATCTGAAAAACATTTCAATAGAATTTTTTATTTTATCTTTTTCTTTTTCTATAGTCTTTTTCTCATCTATTGAAATACTTAATAATTTATCAGATTCTTTTATTTCTTTTTCTAATCTTTTATTAATATCTCTTAATTTAACATTTGTTTTTCTGCATTCGTTATGTTCTTGTTCTTTATTTTCTACTATTGTTTTATAATTCTCAATTAAATCATAATCTTGAATGCACTTGTCCATTAACATATAAATTAAATTTCTAGCTGTAGCATTATCATTTATATCATAATCATAGCCATCAAAAGTTATAAGTGAATCTCTTTTATTAATGCAATAAATAGTTTCTTTATTTTTATTTTTNGTAATNGTCATTTTACACCTCACTAGTTAAGTTAAAATCCTCTTCAAAGCTATCAATAGCGTTTTGAGTTTCGTCTTGTATATCCATTGCTTTATCTTTTATATCCGCCAATTGATAATCAAAAAATTGTTCTAAACTTTCCCTTGTTCTTTCGTTCAGTCTCTTATCATTAGCAATGTCATAATAGAACTCTTCTAATTCTTCTAATACCTGACTTGCACCACTCCAACAATTCTCAAGCCTTTGTTTTAATTCTTTCAATAAATCTTCTTGTTGTTGGTACTTATCTTTTTTTATATCTATTTGCATAGTTACACCTCTCTTTTTATTAATTTTTAACATAGTTAAAAATAACATATTATTTAATAAAATTATATAAAAAAAACATAACCTATAATAGTTATAGGAAAAACCTATAATGTCAAAAGAATGACACTAGATAAAGCCGAGTATGTCAGAGGATTGACAGCATCTAAATAGTCAGAGTCTTGACAGATAGCCTAGACATTGAGTCAAATAAATGACAGATTGCCTAGGCGGTGAAGTCTATCAAGACTGTTTAAAACTGTAGAGTTTATAAGGCTTTACTATATTTTAAGACACAAGCAAGGCAATCACACACAGCTATATAGACTTATAAAAACTTTTTAGGCTGGCAAAAGTAACTATAGTTTTTTTAGATTCGGCAATGACCTTGCATAGACACGCTAGGGTACACACAACAACTGCATATATCTGCCTATATATATATCACCCTGGCACATATTTACAAAAATACTCGGCTTTCTAGACAAGTGCCGAGTTTATATAGTATATATATTATTATAAACTATTAATAATTATATTTATATTATTTTTATTATTATACTTGACTTAATAAAGTATATATGATATATATAATTATATATATTATATATAACTTATAAGATTCTATAGAGGCATTTGCCTTTTTACTTGCCTTTTCAATAAAAATATGCTATACTTATGGTATGGAAGAGGTAATTAATTACAAAAAGCAGTGGGAAAAGAATGTAAAGCACTATGCTAAACAAGATTTTCTTACATTTGTGCGTACTTTTGCTCCAACAATCATNTCAGATTGGAAAATGGGCAAGCATATTGAAGTAATATCAGAAAAATTAAAACAATTAGAAGCAGGAACTATAAAAAGGCTGATGGTTTTCTTGCCTCCACGTAGTTCTAAGTCCGTTATCTGCTCAAAATTGTTTCCAGCATGGTATATAGGAAGGAATCCAGAACATGAGATACTTACAGTCAGTCATAGCGACCAGCTCTCTAGCGATTTCGGTAGGTCTGTTAGAGATATTGTATCAACTAAGTCTTTTCAAGACGTATTTAAAGGTGTTTCTCTTAGGACAGACGTTAGAGCAGCAGGAAAATGGAAAACAAACAGAGGAGGCAGCTACTACGCAGCAGGTGTTAAAAGCCAAATCGCAGGAAGAGGAGCACATATAGCAATTCTTGATGATGTGATGTCTGAAGAAGACTCATACTCAGAAGCAGGAAGGCGATATGTAAAAGAATGGTACCCTGCAGGTTTAAGAACTCGTATTATGCCTAACGGAAGTATTCTAATTATTAACACCAGATATCATTATGATGATTTATGTGGGTGGTTATTAAAACAAGAGTCAGAATTTTCTACAATTCTACCTTGGGAGGTAATAAGAATACCAGCATGGCTAGATGAAGCTAGTGCCGAGTTATTAAAATTACCTGTAGGCTCTTCATACTTTCCAGAATGGAAAACAGATGAGTCATTAAAAATAGATGAACAAGAAATAAGAGCATCTAATGGTTCACGTTATTGGAATGCTTTATACATGCAGGACCCTACACCTGATGAAGGTGGATTAATAAAAAAGAAATGGTTACAGTGGTGGGAATATGATGAGCCACCAGCTTGTGACTTTGTAATTCAAACATACGATACTGCCTTTTCTACAAGAACAACAGCAGACTTTAGTGTAATACAAACCTGGGGTGTGTTTAATCGTTATGAAGAAAATGAATATGGTTACGAAGACTTTGTTCCTAATTTAATTTTATTAGGAAACATGAAAGGCAGATATGAATATCCTGAGTTACGTAGAATGGCACAAATGTTATATGATGAATTTTTGCCAGATGTTTGTATTATAGAAAAGAAAGCATCAGGGCAATCATT